CAACCCTGCTGGAACTGGATCATCAGAAAAAGGAGAAGAATTAACACCTTTCGTACCACTAGATCAGATTTCGTTTATTTCACGTTATCCCCGAAAATTGCCCTCTGGAGTGTATTCTGGTGCTCTTAAGAAGATTACCATTGAAACTTTCTTTCACTGGACTACTAGTACAACTAAGGAACATCTAGGCTTACTATTGTCACTAGCCTCGTTTGAAAGTTGCTTGTGGGAATCAGAATACCATTCAGCTATTACAAAGGAAATTGAAAATTTATTGTCAAAATTTAAATATATAAGATCTTTTGTCTATATCTATGACAGAGAAGTTGTAGCAGACTCTGTCATGGACATGGGTTTCATTAGATTTTTGTGTCAGCTCGGGTTGTCCGGGCTCATAGAGATTAATACAACGCATCGTATGTTACGATATTGTCATAAGCAAACTAAGTTAATTTGGAAGAATAATCATATTACTGGAAAGTTCATGAAGATGTCCGCAAACGTGAAATCTTACGAGAACGATCTTGTGTGGTTGAATGAATGGGCGCAGAAGCGTCGTATGTTATTGAAATGGTCGCATTGCCGTCTGTCAAATGAAACTGTTGTCGACCTAGCCATCTGTGAAGGAGCTTGGGAGAAGGACTTTGGAGAAGTACTATACACTTTTCAAAGCAGAGGTCAAAATTTGAACATCGCAAAGTATAATTGTGCTGCCGTTGCACGGAAAATTTTGGAACCAAAATTGGAAGAAGCGAAAATGCAACAGCAAACTAAAATTGTTACGCCATCGTGGTGCACCCCGTTGCATCCACATTTTAGTAGTTATGAGGCTCGTCTAGCCTCATTCAAGAACTGGCCCCTTGAATACTGTCAAGATCCTGCTGCTTTGGCTGAAGCAGGATTTTACTACACTGGACTTTTAGATCGTGTCCTTTGTTTCCACTGTGATGGTGGATTGTCTGATTGGAAACGAACTGATGACCCTAGAATTGAACACGCAAAACACTTTGATCGGTGTTACTTTGTCAAAATTAATAACTTCAGGTCATTATATGAAAAAGAACTTAAGGATAAAAACTGGGACGAGGAAGACTCTGTAGAAGAGCCTATGGATATGGACCCAGATGAAGTGCCTATGGATATTGACTCTGAAGAAACTATGCTAGAGACTGAAGTTGATGAGGTTGATTCCTCAATTGAAGTCTCCATCAAAGTTAAGGACTTTATGAGTCAAATATTCATGTCCACCAAGCACAAGCTTGCAAAACAAAGTGATGTACCAGCAATAAATGTAACAAGTGGTAATTCAGTTCCAGTGGCGCAAGTCACTAGCCTTGAGCCTTCCATGGCTGCAGGAAACACATTCTATTCGAACACCAGAATTGGAACAGCAGTTGAGAATTTGAACCCTACTGCCTTGGCACTTAACAACCCTGCTGGAACTGGATCATCATTTGATATCAAGGAAAGTGTTTATTCATTATATAAACCTTGGATTAGTACGTCTGTTAATGGCTCCCAAGCTGTTGGAACAGAAGTATTTCGGCTAAGTTTGGACCCACAAAAATTACCAACCTCAATTCTAAATTATGTAAACATGCACGAAAACATTATACCAGCTTTGGATATTGGTATTTTTGTCAACGGAACTGCCGGAGGATTAGGTTCTCTTGTCCTGGGATGGGTACCCGATGCTGCAGATGGTGAAACATATGCACTAGAAGACCTTTGGCGCGTGTCATGTAAGGCAATCAGTTTAGCATCAACAACAGCAACAACTGAAGTCTTATCTGACATTCGACGAATGGGACTGTACAGAAAGGTAACTGGCGACAGTGAACCATTTCCCGGAATAATCGGAATGATTGACATGCCAGCAACTAACGTTAATCGAAATGACCTTGTAAATTTCTACATCAGGATTATGGTAAAACTTAATCCGCAGTGCTTACTTATGTCGCCGATTGTCACTAGACCAAGCAGTTCACTGTCAACTCAGTTATACTCTGATATACCACTAAAAGCCTTTATTAAGGACCCCATTATCGATTTAACTGTTACAGGACCAGCTCGTCTCGAGCAGGCCCTTGAGACCACAACGTATGCTGATAATGGTTGGAATTCAGGTACATTTGCACCATTGCCAATCTCTGATGATGGTCGTAAAAACTTGATTTGGGGTGTTGGTTCAACTCAGGATGCAAATCCTGAAGCTTACCCAGTGTTTGTCGATCCTACACTGACTGACAGTGAAATCAAACAACAACTACAAACTAGTGTCTCATACCCTGGGGGCTCTAATACTGCCCCTATTACTAAAGGTATGCCTATATACGACAAAATCTACATAGCTTACGGAACAGTTCCCACTCCAAGTGGTAGTATCAGTCGAGAAGTTCCTGGAACAAAAACCAAAATTGACACTGTGTATGGATACACCTTGTTTAGAGATTGGCTAAGCTTCACATGCAATTACATCTATGTTCAAGAAGGAGGAGTAGGTGTAATTGCTGAGTTTGTCTTAGAAGGCAGGTTCGACAGCATGACGGATGGTAGTGGAAACAAATGGACCGTCTTCAGAACCAGCAAGAGATTTGCACAGGCCAGTGGAAGTAGGCGTGACTTGGTCTTCTACGGTAACTTCAAAAATGTAAAATCATTCCCTACATATGGATGTATTGCCCCTGGCACTCAAAATTTTGCCATCATGCAGTCCTCTTTGCCAGTTGGATCTTCAGTAAGTCAGGACTCAAATGCTAAAGGCGCTTTATCTGCCTGGCCGTGTGACCCCTTAATGATCAACGATAATTACGGATTTGTTTTCTATAAGGGAGGACAGCTGGCATTAAGTAATGGAGATTCGAATGATGGCACAGCAACACCACAAACATCCATTCTTCAGTTAAGCAAACCTGTTAAATTGAATTATTTCGTCGCAGAAACATCAACTGGAAAACAAGTCGCACTTCCTGGTGCTATGAATGCATTGACTCTTTCAAAGCAAGGATTCACTATGCTTCCTACTAATAGATCTGCAGGAGTACAACCACCTTCTGCTGCAGGCTATGGTTCATTGTTACAATTCTTGGAGTCTATGCTAGTACATCCGGGCAAGCCAGCTATTTCATTTGGACTTAAATACGGAAAGACACAAGTTGAACTACAAGCATGCTATGCAAATGGCATGATCATGACCAGAGGAATAAGCAATGTACAACGTGTTGCCTTACCTGTAAGCGATTGTTATGTGTCATACATAATGCCAATTGCTGACCCAATTGACATTATCCCGTTGGCTACTAACGTTTCTAGTTGGAGACCAATTGCTCTACAGGTATCGCAACAAATGTGGGGAACAGCTGCTTTGGGTATTGGACAAGGCCTATCATCTATTGGCTCAGCTATGTATGCTAATTCTGCCCGTGATTTCAATGCCCAAATGCTAGAAAAACTGCAAGAACTAAAGACCAAGGGTCTCCTTGATTTGGAAAAGTTGAAGCATAGGGTGAGGATCTATCGTAGATTCGTTATAGCATTTTTCGCAGTTGTTTGCCCATTGGGCTTACTCCCGCTTTTGTTTTCGCAGTCTCTATACTGTAGGGACCGTGAAGAAAATTGTTTTGTTGTTTATAATGCTTCGGCTTATAAACCTGAAATTGTTGTGAAGAAGGGTAAGTATAGGGTGAGGATCTATCGTAGATTCTCGACCCTCGTTAAACTTGTTACTTTAACTACTTATTTAGTAGATAAGTTTTGTTTTACCTTAAATTGTTTATTTTATAAGATATATTACAAACTATATTATAAGTTTATATTCCGTAATCCAAGTTTAGTACAACAATCTGAGGTCAGTGGCCTACAACAGATGGTTAATAATATATTTAGTGAAGTAGGGTTAGATTCTACTAAGTTAATCTTATTTTCTAATACTTTTGTTACTATCATATCTTTATCTATAGAATTATTTAAGAAAGGTTATGCTAATACATCTAAGTATATATTAATCCCCCTTGCTACTTCCGTTATTTCTTTAGCTTCTATTGTTATTAGTTCTGAAAACATCCAAGTTTCAGAGGTAAGTATTTCGGCTATCATAAATTTTATAACTGGTAAATCTGAAACAACTATTCCAACCAATGACATTGACGCTGCAAATAAGGCTATTGCTAAAGATAACATGTGTAAGCAAATAAAGAAGAAGACATTTGCAGTGTTTAAAACTGGACCTGAAGATTGGCCTGTAGAATATATTAAACAACTTGCTTTTGACCACACCTGGGAACTTGTAGCCAAAGTTTACAAATTAAATGACGAACAAGTTAAGATGCTTCAAGAAAGAGTTGCTGAGAGTGTACCACCTGCTGAACCGCAACCTTCAACATCTGGTACATCTCCAACATTCGGTCCTGTATTTTCAACCCCCGACGAAATGGCTCAGCATTATAGGAAACAGCTTAAAACTTTGGATCTAGCAACACCAAAGAAAATTCAGCCTGAAAACCGTCTTCTAAAATGGAGGATTAGTTCTCTTAAACACCTAAAAGAGAATTTTACTCCTGAGCAAATGCAACTTCGTTTTAATTTAAGTGCAACAGAAATTGATTTCGTAAAGGAATATGACGTTTCACAGATCCAATTGAATGACAAGTTCTTTGCTGAAGATGTAAAATCTTTAGATGGGAACGTTAAATTAGAAAAACAAGCTTTATATGGAAATTACATAAAAATTATAATTGGTGTTATAGGCTTTGCACTATCTCCAATTATAGCTTTTATCATGGAAAAGTACTCAAAATTATCTGGTGTAACTGAAATTGCAAAAGTGGTTCAATCAACTAAATATTTAAATGAGCAGGTCCAATCTAGTGCTGATTTTATTCTAAATTTATTTAACATCTCACCAGAAACTTTTTCAATTGAATATCACATTGCTGAAAAGTGTAAAGAATTAAATTTATTTATTCAAACACCTATACACAATTTGCTTGAGGAACCAATTTTACTAGCAGACTTTCAATCAAAAATTTATGAAACTGAAGCCTTCTTAAGAAAAATTCCTTACGATAATACTAGTATGGGTCTTAGAGGCCTACATACAGCTGCATCTTCTCATTTAGCTGCAATAAAACGAACTGGACAATTGACTGGATTTAGACAAGAACCTAGACTAATACTGTTCATGGGTTCTGCTGGCACTGGAAAAACTAGACTGGCTAAGAAATTGGCTCAAACTTTGGGTGAAAAACTGTATCCAAATATTGATCCATTACGTCGTGTTCTTGAAATAACAGCTTCAAACAACTACTGGCCTGGAATTTCTGGTCAACCTATTGGCTTACTTGATGAGTGCGATGCTAAAAAGTGTGAGGATTCTTTATTGTTTAAAAATCTTAAAGGGTTGTGTTCTACAGCTGTCTTTAATTGTGAGGGAGCTGCTATTGAGCACAAACACCAGCCTGCCCCATTTAAAATTCTAATTGGAACAACTAATATGGGTATAGCCGACCTTCGATCAATGTTACACGAACATTACGGAGATCATTCCATGAATGCACTGTGGTCTAGAATGTTGATCTATCAAGTGGAAAGGAATGTCCAAGAATTTGGAGAGCTTAACATCTTAAACAGGGAAGCTTCAAGATTTGATACTACTGGCAAATTTAGACATAGTATAATCAAGGAATGTTCCTGGAGTGATCAATATCAGTGCCCTACGCCGTCTCGAGAAATTCTATTGGAAGAGTTAGTTGAAATTGTAAAGAACCGCATTCAATTTTTGGAGGAACAATACAAAAAGACCCAACTCACTGCACAATCAAATGGAAGCAAAATGTCCATTTGTGTAACTGGCCCTTCAGGCGTTGGTAAAACTGAATATTTTGTAAAAAGTCACTTTATGGATTACTTTTCGGCAAGATTTAATTTAGGTGATAAGAAGCAGCCAAAAATTATTGTTCATGATGACTCTCATCAAAGAGGCAAGTTTAATGAATCCGAGTATTTAGAAACATATGAAAATGCACCACCAGGATCCGTATTTCTAAATATCGAAAACTTTGGTTCACTTCCTTTAACTTACTCAACTGTTCTAAGTTACTTGTCCTTTAAAATCTACCCTCTCTACAAAACATCTATGGAAGCAATTCCTAGGAGATATGGTGTGTACCCAGCTAAATTTAGTGGACTATTGTCTTACTTTGTTTGGTTCGGGAGGACAACTTCATGGATTAACCCGCATTTGGAAATCTCATACATTTTCGTTTGCTCGCTCATCATTCAATTCATTTGTTTATTTGCTTCTCTAAATTTACAACTGGTTATATTGTGCATTAATATCTTGGCCAACATTGTCACATATTTCTCTCTCAAATTCTATCCTATTAGCATTTGTGCAGACGTAATAGACACTGACAATTTGACAAGCTATTTTTCCGATATTTATATTTCAAACGTAGTTTCATCCAATAAATTAAACATACTAAATTCTATTCCACCCCAAATAACACCTAATGTTGAAGTGATTTTGGATTGTGTTTCAAATATCTCTGATTTTGCACCAAGCAACGTAATGAACTTTTTGTATCAAAATCGCACAAATTTCTTAGTAGCTAGTGGGAACAGGATATACATAGAACCCTCAATTGCATTAAAAATGGTAAAGTATATTGGCGAGTTGAAGTTTATGAAATTAGCAGAGTCTCAAGCCTCACACTTTAAAATTCTTAATCAATTTTATAGAATTTGTCAAGCATCTGGCATTTGTGTAAATTTAGTAGTCACATTAGGAAATAAAAAATACTCTATTTTCGGAAATGATTTGTATGTAGCTGATGATGTTGTCGATAACTCCTGTATAACAACAGAAGGATTAATATTTGATGGAGTTCCCTTAACATGGAAAGACATTGCTAGTGTCCAAGTCGGTTCAACAACTTTACAAGAAGTAACTAACGGCTCTGATTTAGACTACGTCAAGCTTAAGCGACTGGTTTTAAGTATTAGTAATGAACAAGTAAATGAAATTAAAACAGCTTACTATGAGGCCCAAGTTACCCACATGAAACAAGTTTCTACAGCAATGTGGAATGAATTTATGGACTTCTTCAAAAACACTATTACTGGAAAGATTGTTGCTGGCTTGATTGTAGTTTTAGCAGCTTATGGTATTGGTAAATGTCTATTTGGAGAATCAAAACAATCCGTGAATAAACAAGGAAAACGCAAAATAGGTTCACGTAAGAAGAAAACCAATTATGAAACAGACCAAGAAAGGCAAAACCGTGAATTATCAGCTACATCTAGTGAAACAGATTCAGATGAAGAAGATGCTCCTAGACAACAAGGAAATAAAAGAGGAGCTAAAAAGAAAGCTAAACCCCGCGGTTTTGAATCAGATGATTACACCAGACGTTCACCTCAATCACTTTCTAAAAACGAAAATTTGTCATCACAAGTTAAAGTATCTAGACAAGGAGTCGAGAACATCCCTGACTTGAATGGTATGACAGGCATTGGTCCAGCTCAACAAGTGGCAGAGAAATGCATGAAAAACCTAGTGCAAATCTATGCTATTCCTACTCATATGTCTGATCAAATTGTCCAATCATTAACACCTGATGAAATAAACACCTTTACAAGAAATTACGCTATGGTAATTAAGGATGATATTTTGGCAACTGTTGGACATATGGGTGAAATAGCAAAACATGGCTTCAATCATTACATTATGTGTGATGAATTGACCGGCGATGTAAAATATGGAAAATGTGAAATTTTAAAATTATACAAAAATCGCGATCTGGCTCTAATGCAATGCCCCGCAATTAAAGGAAAATTCAAATCTATTTATTCAAAATTGTCACGAACTTTCTACACAGCACCTAGTGATGGCAATGTTTTATTTGCACGGTATGGCCCCATGAATCAAAAAGGAACGAAGAATAAAGAGTTTCATTCGGCATATATGACTCTGTTTACAGACGAAACAAAAATTGAAGATGCAACTGGAGAAACCCTTATAATTAGCAAATTTATTTACAACTATTTTGGCTTGACAGATACAGTATTTACCTTTTCTGGCGATTGTGGACTTCCTTACATTTACAAACATGGTTCAGAGTACAAGATGATTGGAATTCATGCGATGGCTACAACTTCACCAGGCTCATATGTTTCAGTTGCTTCTTGTATCTTCCAGGAAGATATTGATGAGGTCTCACCATCTCCTCAAAGTACACCAAAAGAGTGTCCTGGATGCTTGTCTGATAAAATGAGGTGGGTAGAACCCACTAAGAAAAAGGATACAGCAGAACACGATCTTCTTTGGAACACTAGTTGTGGATCTTCGAAAAACAACTTTATATCTTTCTTGCAAGATATTGAGAAGTATTGCACTGAAAATAAGTATGAATACAACACTTACATTGGCAAATCCTGTAAAGGCACTGTTCCTGACCACCTGCATGTGCATAGATACACTCTTGACAAAATGAAGGAAAGAAGAACTAGAGCGTTGGAGGATGATTGGTTTTCACTATCCTTTGATAATTACTTCCATTTGGTTCACTACATCACTCACCAAATGACATGGGCTGAGGAATTTAGAATTGTATTTAGTTTCTTACCCAATGGTAAAATATATACAGAATTTTATTTGTACGAGTACTCTGTAGATATGGCAATATCCCCCAAGAAAAATTTGCAACAAAGTAAATTTGGTTGGCAATCATTTGAAATAAACATACCCAAAGTTAGTAAAGGAATTTGGAATTTCACAGAGGGAGGCACATTCATGTCCAATCTTTGGAACGTGGAATCCCCAAGAGTCACCCCTCTTTGTAAAGTTCCATCTCAGAGTTACAAATCTTTCAAAACAAAATATGTTAAAACACCATATTCTAGATTCGTATCCCTTGAAAATAAAAAGAAGCCCTTCAATCCTAATTGTCAAGAACCTCATCCACTAAAATTAGTTAGCAGACAAGGTAAATTCAATCCCTTTTTAATTCATTTGAAGGACATAACTCCATCACCAAATATGGCTGAAATTGACTTAAAAGTTGTCGCATATAAAAATCTGTTTAGAGAAAAATTTCAAATGTATAGAAACCTCCGCAAAGTCAGCGATGAGGAGGTACTGTATGGAATTGACAAACAAAGTGATCTAACTAACGTCATGTCAAGATTAGAGGTAAATACATCTGCCGGTTATTCACTCCAACGAAATTACAAGGTAATTCAAAAGAAAGATATACTGTCAGTCGATGAAAATGGTATTTACAAATGGGAAGATAACGAAGCATCACGGGATTTGCAGGAATCCTATGAAGAAGCTAAATTACTGATTGAAAGTGGAACACCTGTCTTTACCATTTTTATGGATACCTTAAAAGATGAGAAATTAAAAATTCAGAAGACTTATAAAGGAAGACAATTCTCAGCAGCCGATTTTCTATTAATCTTACTTGAAAGAAAATACCTAGGACAATTCCTAGCCAAGGCCGTAAAATACGACAAGGAAGTTGCTGTTGGGATGGACCCAATATTGGATTTTCACGAATTATTTTGTAGAATGGCAAAATTTCCAAATCATTTTACAGTAGATTTCGTCTCATGGGATAAGAAGATTCCAGCAGCTGCATATAGAATATTTTTCGATTTACTTTGTGATATCAACCCACAATACAAGAAAGTCTTATCGGCTTTCTCTCAAATGTATCAACATACATTTCATGTAATGGATGATATTCTGTACGCAGTTAATGGAACAATGGCATCAGGGTGCGTAGCAACTGCCCCTTTAAATAGTGTCTTAAACAACTTTCTCATGATGATTGCTTACATCTACTTATGCGAAGAAAATAGTGTGGAGCCTTCAGTGAAGCATTTCAACGATCACATTGAACAAATCAGCTATGGTGATGATAAGTGGATATCGACAGACTTAGATTGGTTCAACATGGTCACTGTGTCTAGAATTTTTAAGGAAAAATTTGGAATGGAAATGGGATCATCAGAAAAAGGAGAAGAATTAACACCTTTCGTACCACTAGATCAGATTTCGTTAATTTCACGTTATCCCCGAAAATTGCCCTCTGGAGTGTATTCTGGTGCTCTTAAGAAGATTACCATTGAAACTTTCTTTCACTGGACTACTAGTACAACTAAGGAACATCTAGGCTTACTATTGTCACTAGCCTCGTTTGAAAGTTGCTTGTGGGAATCAGAATACCATTCAGCTATTACAAAGGAAATTGAAAATTTATTGTCAAAATTTAAATATTTAAGATCTTTTGTCTATATCTATGACAGAGAAGTTGTAGCAGACTCTGTCATGGACATGGGTTTCATTAGATTTTTGTGTCAGCTCGGGTTGTCCGGGCTCATTGAGATTAATACAACGCATCGTATGTTACGATATTGTCATAAGCAAACTAAGTTAATTTGGAAGAATAATCATATTACTGGAAAGTTCATGAAGATGTCCGCAAACGTGAAATCTTACGAGAACGATCTTGTGTGGTTGAATGAATGGGCGCAGAAGCGTCGTATGTTATTGAAATGGTCGCATTGCCGTCTGTCAAATGAAACTGTTGTCGACCTAGCCATCTGTGAAGGAGCTTGGGAGAAGGACTTTGGAGAAGTTGAAGTATGAAAATCAACTGGCTTTGTATGGAGTCGCAAGCGGATCTGCACAATCAGCAAGCAGAGGCGCTACAATTGCTCCTGTCACCTATCCGAGTGTCAAGCCGAACGACAAACTCATTGACTTTGTTCGTCCTTCTGGAACAAATGTGGATGCCCCAAGAATTCATTCCACAGTTTATTCGTGAGCAGCTTGATAAGCCGGATCAGACGGTAGAGCAACCCGGACTTGACACAATAAAATTAGTATATATAAGTATTTATCCCTAGTAAATATTTTGTAATCTTATAAATATCGTGTGTTTAATATTATTATTTCCTAAAATTTAGGGTGATGGTTTACCCTAGTTATTATATCCTAATCATATTTTGGAATAGTTAATGTTTTAC